AATTGCCTATTTTTAGATTTGATGTAAACCTACCATTACCATTGACATCTAATTTGTAAGCAGGGGATGTCGTCCCGATGCCGACATTGCCGTTCTGTAAAAGAGCCATGTTTGGAGTATTACCATTTGTAGCGCTTAAAAATCCGAGTGCTCCACTATTACCCTCAAGCTGAATCGAGTATTTTTCTGTTCCCAATGCCCCCTGCACCCCGCTTGTGTTTGTATTAAAGACAAGTGAGTTTCTTGCACTAGTTCCAAACATCCAAGCATCATTGCCATCCATCCTACCTGTAAGCACTAAGTTATTCCTTCCATGAAAAGATGCGTTATTCGTAAAATAAAATCTCCCTGAACCATCAAAATTAGTGCTACCCATTACCTGTAATTGTCCTTGTGGCGTTGTCGTCCCGATGCCAACGTTGCCGTTGTTTAAAACTACCATTGTTGAACCAGCCACTTTAAATAATGGAGCTGTTCCTGTTACTCCTGTCCCAGTTATATTAACAGATGAAGCATTTATATTATAAGCTGTCACATTTCCATTAACTCCATTCAATAAAATAGAAGGGGAATTGGCCAGAGTGCTTGTTGAAGGATAAATTTTTAATAACCCTGACAAATATCCTGTTCCATATGCTGTATAAGTTGACGCCTGCGGAGCTAACCAAAAAGGAACGCCAGCATAAATATTTATATTTATCAATGTCAATATCATCATCATTATTATTTTTTTCATTTTCATATTATTTTCTCCTTATCATTATGAAATAATTTCCCAGCTTGCTAATGTAACAAAACCATTACCTTCCGAGCCAGCATTAGCTATCCCTGTATAAAGTAAAAGAGCTCTTAAATCAGTAGGAATGGCAAGGAAAGGTATAGTAGGATTTGCTAATGCAGTTGCTTTTATATTTGCCAATGTTCCTGTTTTAATTGCCTGACCACCAGAAATTAAATTAAATAAATAATCAAAATTTTCTTTTAGTTTTGTCCCATTAGGATTTTGTCCGTTAGCAATTGTATGAGGAACTGCCATAATTATACCTCCACCAAATCTAAAGTAGTCATATAGTCATCAGGGGATAATGTAATACCCTCTATTCTAAAATCTTTATCCCACATATTATATCTATTTTCTAAATCTTCATCATCATAATATTCAAGGTCAGGCTGACCATAAACTACATCAGTATCGCCCCATTTCCATCTTCTTAAAACCAGTGGCTCATCAAAAAATGTTTTTACTTTATCACCCAATTCAAGATGAGGCAAAAACATTGATTCAACTTTACATCTTATTTTAGGTTCTTTCGTGTAATTCAAAATCGTAGGAGCAACAGCATAAGCCAGATTGACATTATCAGCAGGCAATAATGAGCTTGATGAAATTGAATATTGCCTATCTCCATATTTGTCAATTGAGTTAGGATGATCGTCCGATGATGCATCAGATACTTTTCTATATATTCCAAATTCAGCTACAACACGATTATATACTCTATCTATTCCTAAATCTATACTTTTAACATCAACAATATTATTATCACTTCTCAATTCAATAACAGCAGGGACATTTGTAAAACGAGGTCTATAAATAAAAGTTTCATCAGCTTTAAAACCAAATTCATAAGCAGGCATCTCGGCTAATTTTTCTAATGCTTGTCTTGATGTCATACCAGTTAAATTAACTAAATCTATAAGAGTTGTAGAGGTGTAATATGTCAATTTAATTTCGTCAAACACAGGAGTTAAAGGATTTGACAATGATTCTAATGTAGCAGTTACTCTAAACTTCAAATATCGTTTAACTGCTGAATTAATTAAGCCAGTTGCTCCAATAGCAACCCAACCAGCAGGATCATTGCCTGTAGAAAAATCTGAGCTATCAGAGCTATAAGTTTCAAATATTACATTAGCTCCATTTGCTGTATATATCGCATTAAAATCCCCATAGGCAGTTACATCAGAGCCACAATCTTTAACAGGGCTTTCCAAGACGCCTCTACCTACAGTAGTGCCATTTTCCCAGAAGTAAAAATCATCAAAATAAAATATACGAGTCTGATCTGACCAATAAGCAACATAAGGTATGAGATAAAAACCATTAGTAGTATTATGTGTTGTATCAGTTGCAGTCCCTTTTAAAACTTCATTGATGTATAATTTAAAAACACCATTTTCATCCCTTGAAATTCTATATACAAGTTCTATAGAATGATAATATAAATAACTTGTATCAATTAATAAAGTATCTACTCCTGCTGTTCTTTTAAAAAGACGAACCACCACACCCATTGGACTTGGATATATAATTATATAATATCCATCATTAGGTTCTTCATTAATACCTGTTTCATTCAATCCTATTATCCATATAGTTAAAGGCATAGCATTATTACTCCAAGCTTTAAAAATCCAATTACCAGTTGTTTTTTGTAAAGGTAAAAAAAGATTTGGATTATTATCTAAACCCAATGAATTAACTTTCAATATATTTTCATTTACTTCCCAACCATCATATTTAACTGTCCATTCAGGATTTTCATCATAATTACCATCTCCAAAATCATCAATCAAACCAATCTTAAAACTACCAGGCGTTGTAATTGTGTCTATATTAGTTTTAGTGCAAGTATCCCAATCATCTTTGCTATTAAAATCCCAAGTATTTTCAATTGAACTGCTAAATATAGCTGGAGATATATCATAATTAGTTATTCCATTCAATATCATTATTTGTTCTACAAGCCACTCTAAAGTCTTATCCTGATACCAATATCTGTAAGAGCAATATAATTTTTCACCTGCTGTTAATTCGCTTACAAGAGTAATTTTAAGAGGCAGACTTTTTTGATTCAAATCAGATATAGTATAATCTATCTGAGGCTTAATTTCAGTAGCAGTTTCTAATGTTGTCCCTCTTTTAATATTGATTATTATCCCTACTCCATTATTATCTGTTGTAAATTCTGCTCCTGAATCTTGACCTACCAATTCATCATTTACAAGTGTTGATATAGTTTCAGCATTCTTGTTGCCAAATTTTGATATTCCACTTTGAATAACAATATTGCAAGTCTTATTAACTAAATCATAATTCAAGTCATCAGAGATATAACCAGTAAAACTTTTTAATAATTCAAAACTACCATCAGCAAGTTGTGCACCAAATTTGATAACAATCTTTGAATCAACAACCTGATAATTACCAGAGAAAAACCCTTTTTCATTTCCCTGCTTCCATTGATTTCTATCATTACGAAAAACAATAGAAGTATTATCAAGTGTCCAAACATTAAAACCTTCAGCATCCATCTTCCATCTTATTTCAGACATTTCTTTTACTTCACTTGTTATATCAATAGCTGTATCATAAACGAACGATCCATTTATCCATAATTTACGATATAATTCAACAACTTTTTTATAGACAGGATTTTTTCTTTCAAGTGATTTTTTTAATTCGTTAGAAATATCTTGCATTATTATTTTTCCTCTAATGACAACGATAGATTAAATAATCTTTCTTTCCTATTAATATTAAAATTAGGAGCATTTACTATTTGAAACTCATAAATATCAGAAATATTAAAATCTTGATAAAATATAACTATTATAAATTCATTCTGTTTCATATAAGGCAATAAAATATTTAGATTGTCCAATGATACATTTTCAATTGATAATTTACCTGATACTTTTGTCCATTCTTTCCAAGAGACTAATTTACCACCAGCCAATCTATAATCATTACCACGCATAGAATCATTTCTTGAAAAATCACTCAACCATTCAGGCTCTTCAAGAATTGATTTACAGATTTTTAATTCTCCGATTTGTTTTTCTTGATTAGCTATTTGCGTGGTTTTACAATTTAACCTAATTCTGCTGACAGGAATAGGAGGAGGTTGTGTAATTTCAATAATTGTGTATGCTTCGTTTTCAATTATCAATCCAGCCCCTGGGATATTAATCCAATCTGTGCCATTGTAATATTCAAAAGTAACAAATTTTAGATTATGATTTAAAATTATTATTCTATTAAAATCTCTGTTTATTTCCTCACCTTGCCAATTTTTGAAAGTGATATCTATATGCTCTATTATATTATCATTAGAACCTTCACTTACCCATTTAGTAGCCTGATTTTGGTCAAACAAATAATTTTTAGTAGCAGACCCAGATGTAGGTTCTATACTACAATATTCATTTATATAATTTTCACTACATATTTTAATACCGTTCATATAGTTGTATTACCTGCCTTTTTAAGTCCAACCTTATAATTTACCTTTGCTAATTCAACAGCTGATAGAACGCCTGACCTTGTAGCCTTTGCAAGTTTATCAGCTATCACTGATATATCTGTTTCAGATGTCCCGCCTATTGTTATGTTTTGTGAAAGGGTTATGTTAGGAGCTCCTATTCCAGCACCTGCACCTGCAGGGATAAGTGAGGATGGCATAGGAACAGGATTATTCTTAATAGAATTAACCACATCAGCAGGGATAACCTCCTCGCCTTTATGTAATAGATACGGTCCCGTTTCAGGTATATATCCACCTTCTTTACGAGTGCCTAACAAAAATTTCTCTGCCATACCACCAAACCCTAATCCAGTCAGAGCCTTAAATAATAACCATTTTGCTATCATCTGTGAAACCATAGAGATAAAAGAATTTAAAATGCTTTTAAAAATACCACTTAATAATTTTTTAAAATTGTCAAACATATTTCCTGATGACTTTATAAATGTTTCTATTGCTGATGACATTCCAGATATTGTAGATGACCACATCGCATCCCACGCCTGTGCCCATCCCATACCTGATGATTTCATTCTATCAATAGATTGCAAGAATGACCCTGCCATAGTCGCATTATCACGAGCATATATTTCCTGAGCTCTAATCATAAGAGCTTCCTTTTGCTCTAATGTTTTCTCATCCCAAGAACCCTGCTCACCATATATAAATTGTAAATAACTTAATTCTGCCTCACCTTTTGCCGATAGATACCATTCATCAACTTCTTTTAATTTTCTTTCTGCTTGTTTTTTTGCTTCTGCTAATTCCTCTTCATTTATTGTAGGTGCAGGTTTTGCTGCAGGTTTTTCAAGAGGTTTAGGTGCAGGTTTTGCTGCAGGTTTTGCAGCATTCTCTTTTGCTATTGCTTTTTCTAATTCTATTTTTGTATCAGTTAAATTTTTTAAAGTAGTAGAATAATCAAGCCACTGCTTATTTGATATAACATTTGATGTTTGTGCTTGTAAATCTATAATCTTTTGTAAATTTGCTCTATATATTTTTATTTGCTCATTAGTAGCATCAAGTCTTATTTCATTCAAACTTTTACCAGCATTACTTGCTCTCTCTTCTGATTTTGTTATTTCTTCAAACCAGCCAGTTACAGATTCTAATTTTTCTAACCAAAAATCTATTACAGGTATTAATTCCTTTCCAATTCTTTCCTTTAAATCACTTATTCTATTTTCAAAAACTTTTAATTTACCGCTTGTTGTTTCTGCTTCTGTTGTAGCGATATTAAATCCATCAGCCAAAAGTTTAGTAACAGCTGCAGCCTTCTCTGTTTCGTCTGTCATAGAGCGGAGCTGAGGGATATATCGCTGAAGCATCGTATAATCACCTTGACCAGCAAGAGCGACCATTTTAATAGCACTATTCAAATCAACACCATATGCCTTTGAAAGTCCAATCGCTTGTTTTGTAGCTTCCCCTATCTTATCAGCAGATATGCCCATTGACAAACCTAACTGCATTACAGCAAGAGCATCCTCATCGCTTACAGTAGTTATCTTTTGGATTTCAGAAGCTAAATTTTGCAATTGATTAGAAAGCGAATCGCTATATATTCCTTGTGAACGAAGTTGCTGATTAAGACGAGCAACAGCTTCCTCTGACTTTGCATATTCATTCCAGCAATCTTTTGCAAAGTCTATTGTTTTATATATTGCAGCACCGCCTGCGAATAAACCACCGATTTTTGTGAATGTAGATTTTAAATTTGATGCTGAATCATCAGTTTGATTGATATGACTTTTTGCTTCTTCCAAACCTTTCGGGTCAAATAGAGTTCCAAGTCGTATGTAGAATTTAGCGAATTCTCCAGCCATTTATTTTTTCCTCTTTATTCCAATTGCCATAAGCTCGGCTGTCGTAGGAGTTGAGCCAGATTTATTGATAATATTTTTATTATCTTTAACTCCAACTCCAACACCTATAATAGAACTTATAAAATCTGTCCAAAATTTATATTGACTTATATCAATATCAACAGCCTGCTCATAAGCAAGTGTAATCCATTCAGTAGAATGGTCAAGCACTTCCTCAAAAGTATAGCCGAATGTGGATGCTATTTTTGAGACGACGGCAAAGAGAGCATTCCTTTTATTTTCTCGGCTATCCCCTTTAGATTCTTTGTCGTCTGCTGAAAATTTGCGAATATTTTTTCAAAGTCATTTAATTCAGTAACAACTTTTATAACTTCGCTAAAATCCTCCATTGAAATATTTGAAAAATCATCATCTGATTTTAATAATATTTTCAATAAGCCATCAGCATTTTCTGTTGCTATTCCTTCAAGCAAAGCAGGCAAATCATTTTTATCAATACTGTTATTAATTATATTTTGTCTTACAGATTCGTGTAAATTACCAATCAATCTTAAAAGTTTAATATTCTGTGCCAATGTCATTTTTGTTATCGTATATTTTTTATTATTGACTGTTATAATTTTTTCAACAGGAAGCAAAGTTTCTATTTCACTCATAAATATCTCCTTTTGTATTTTTAAAAAAAACACAATGAGGCAAAGTTTTACCTATGCCCCATTGTGTATAAGGATTACTCTGTTATGTCGTTACATTAAACTGTTCAATTTTAGTAGCAGCTAATCTATTACCAGCAAGGTCTTTAAGACCTGTTGTAACTACTGCCTGAAATGTATTACTTGCTGTCCAATTATTTGTAGGAGTGAAGGTAACTTTTTTAGTCGTGGCATTATAAACTAATGTTCCAGCAACCAGAGCAGCAGATGCAGGTGTTGTTGTGTTTATGATAGAAAAAGTATCACCATATACTATAGTAGATTGGTCTATCTGTCCAGCCTCTGTTATAGTCCATTCTACAACACCTTTTGTGTCTTTAGTAACAGTTCCACCATCAATAGGAGTAGAAAGAGCTACGCTTGGAGGTGTGGTGTCAACATCGGTATCAGTAAATGTTCCCATCTCTGCACCTGAAGCTTGAGCATTATCCCACAATACATCCATCTCCATCTCAACAATAGTTTTATCATCCTTCTTGTATGAGTGAGCACCACTACCTGAAATCACACATTTAGGAAAGTGATACATCCTTGTCCCACCAGCGGGTCCATCAACATAAAAGAAAATTTCTCTGTAAAGCTCGCCATTAGAAGGTGCTCCTAATTTTAATACTCCATTTGACACGGCAGAGGTAGGCAATCCAAAAGCCAAAGCTATATTTGATAATGTAGCCTCAGCCAAATTAAATTTTAGTTTCCCAACTCGTCTAACTTCTTTTGCAGCAGTAGGTCCTGGGTCTTGGTCAGTGTCAATATGTTTTATTTCTCTTTCAAGAGAGAACTCAATGCCATCAGATGTCCTTCCAACATCTACAGCAGCATTAACCCCGCCTGCATAATCTCCTATCTTCACTTGAGACGCTGCACCGAGATTGAAACCAAATACTATATTTTGCGTTTGCATTTTTATCCTCCATTTTTCCTTTTATACTTTATATGAAATATACAACTATGTGAATACAATCTTGTATCATTCTCAAATGTATCCACTCCGCCAACCTTACGACTGTAATATATATAAAATTTATCTGATGTGATATTAATATTTTCCCATACATCTAACAACTCTGAAAGTCTATAAGCAATAGATACAGCATTATCATAAATTTCAGAATATGCTGTCAAGGTTATCATACTTTCTTCAAGCACAGAATCATTAGAACCTTCTGAAACAAAGTATAATATATAAGGTGTTGTGTCTCCAGGGGGTGCTTGAATAGGGAATATTTTTTTATTACCAGCATTACCTTGCAACAAAGTTTGAAGTTGTGAATCTGCTTCAAGCCATTTAATTAAATCTCGTATCATTTTATTTTTAATTTATCAATCCTTATTCCGATTTCTTTTTCCCATTTATCAATATGTCTTTTTATGACAGGCATAAGATAAGGACGAGGAGCCATCTTACTCGTTCCCAACTCAAGAGCTTTAGCATAAGTAACTTCAATCTTTGCCTTTCGTATTGCTCCAATATCAAGGAATAAATTATTTTTTCCTTCCTTTGAAAGTAAATAACCTATTGATGCACGAAGATTGCCAGTTTGGACAAAAGGTGGTTGATTAGGTTGGCTATGTATTCGTTGCTTACCACCTCTTGCTCCCTTTGATGAAAGTCTTCCACCTGTCTTCATAGAGTTCTTTATTTCAGATTCCATCTCAGCACCTTCCTGCATCATAAAAAGACGAGAAGCATTATTAATATCATCACTAAGTTTTTTCAATGCTGAAATAACCTTATCAGCATCAACGATAGTTACTGACATTTTTATCATAATTAAAACTCTATTCTTTTAAAAGGAGCAAGTCCATCTATAAAAGCCTGAGGATTATAAACAATATCAGAATGGTCAATCTTTGCATCTTTCATCCTTCCTTCAAGAAGCATTATAACCCATTCTATACATATTTCAGAGAGCCCTGCAGGGATTGTAGAATATCCAGCCTGATAAGTTACTTTATACTCTCTATGTCTATCATCTACATAATCCCAGCCATTATCACTATACAAATATCCTTCATCATTATAAACTTTATAATAACTTGAATCAATTATTTCATCATTCAATTTTACAACAGGAGTGCCTATAACAGGATATTGTTTTAAAAAAAGATATTTGCCACGAGGCACATCATAAACTTCATCAGTATAAGTAGCTAACTTAAAATTACGATTACACAATGCTTCAATTCTACCGCTTATAATATTTATCAATGTCTGAATACGATCGTCATAAGTTGTGTCATCTTGATTTCGTCCCCAAACATATTTAACATCGGCTACTGTTGTTAAAGCATTATCCGAAGCGGTTACTGACATTATGTCTCCTATTATTCCGATCCTCGCCCTAATAAGTAAATATTAAAGCGAGGATGAGGGAATTGAATATGAATATTATTTATTTATCTATAGTGAACATTAAACTGAACAACACTATCTGCATCTGATTTTCTAAAGCATACATCTGTCACAGATAGAGGAGTATTGTAGAGTGGAAAACTCAAGAATATACTTCTTGAACTTTCACCAGCTGGAATATATCCTCTCCATATCAAACTAACTGTAGTCGTAGATGAGCAATTTTTATAAACGCTAACCGTCTGTGCAGTTGTCGTGCTAATATTGAATATAGATATTTGTTCAATAGCTATATTTCCAGATATATTAGCAGCCATTGTAGCTGCCTCATCAATCGGATAAGTAGAAGCTGCAACGGTATAATCAGTAGCAGAAGCGGATGCTAATGCACTGAAAACTCCAAGACAAAATATAAGAGCTATAACCTTTTTCATTTATTTACCTCCTAACTTTTTTTTTGAAACTTCAGGAGCTATTTTATTTGATTCTGATTTTACATCAAGAATTTTTATAGCTCCTGATTTCTCTAAAACTTCTGCTGATTTTTTATCCATAGTTGTTTTAGAACCAGCGATATAACCAGCAAGTTTTATAACTTCAATCATGCATATTTCGTTTTCATTCATTTTATTACCCTATTATTTAACATCAAGGTAAGCAAATGCGGCAGGCATTGCTATTGTTATAGCTTCTGCTTGCACGAACCTAAGCCAAGTCTGGTCAGACATAAAGGCTGATACTTGACTTGTAGGGTCATAAGCATCCTGCGATACTTTAACCTGTAGCCCCTGTCTTGGAGAAATAAGTGCGTTCCTTCCAAAGTCTCCAAATAGGATAGGATATTTGCTATCTATAGCAGTTATCATATCAGAGATTTCATATCTATATCCATTTATAGTAGCGGGTGCTCCCTGAACAGGTGCGTTCCATAATGGCCTGCCTGTGTTATCTTTAAGCTTCATTATTACTTTAAGTGCATTCGTTGGAAGAACATATATTGCATTCTGCCTATAGCCAGCAGCAATTGAAGTTTCAAGATTAACAAGGTCATCATATACCAGCGAAGCTCCAGCCATAGTATTAGCAACAACGCCTGTCTCATATCTTACACCCATAAAAGGATCTCCTGCTCCAGTATTGCCCATAAAGAGAACCCTGTCCTCTTCCTGTGCCATTGCCTCAGCGATTAGCTCAGCTAAAAATGTCTGTAAGTTTATAGCAGAATCTCTAAGCAACTCATCTGTGAGCATTAACACTGCAGCCATTACTTTCGCTTCCTGACTAACCTGTCCAAATGTTGGTTTAGTCACTGATTTAGATGAAGCTTCACTAACCCAAGATATGCTAACATTTGTAAGCTGTTTAGGGAATGTTCTTTTCCAAGTTGACATCGGGAACAATCTTGCAATCCTTCTGCCTATACTTTCATTCTGCATTAATTTAAATACTTCGTTATTGAACTCAGTAGGAACAAGATAACCACCATTGGCAGGTGTTCCTTCACTCATCAATGTCTGATCCTTTTTCTGAACAGCTAAAATAAATTTAGCCATATCTCCGAAGTTCTTTCCATATTCAGAAGTCCAAGGTTCAGCTTTTGTATAGGCATACGGTTTATTTTTAAAGTTCTCAAACCTCTCCATAATGCCTTCTATGCTGTCAACTGGCAATGAAAAATTACTCTTCTGTGGAGTAAGTTTTTCAGCGAGTGCATTAGTTATTTTTTCAACTTCTGCACGAGTTATGAAATCTTGCTGTGATTCCATTTTCTTCCTCAACTCTGCAGATAAAGACTGCAGTTCCGCTATTAATGTCTCTGTCATTTTATATTCCTCCTATATCTTTTCTATTAACTCTTTTAAAGATTTTACATTCTCTTTAAATTTATCAATTTCTATTGTTTCAGAAATATCATTCAAAACAGATTTAACAGATTCTAAATCATTTTCATCTTTTATATTTTTATTATTATCATTATTAAATTCAACATCAGCAAAGCCAAGTGCGTCAGGGTCAGCACCAACACCAACAGGTGAGATATGATATATCTTTGCATATGTCAGATGGTCAGGATGCTCTTTATCCTCATAAAACCACTGTCCAGCAATAGAAAATGCTTTTGCGTGTCCTTCTAAATAAACAGTGCGAGCATGTTTTATTTCAGGCAAATCTGAATTTGAGAAGACTGCTTTAACTCTAAGTCCTATCTCATCCTCTTCTATTTCTTTGAAACTTCCAGCTATATGCGATACTTCATTTCTATGATCCAGAAGCATAACAGGGTTCTTTTTAAACTCAGACAATTCATAAACATAATTGCGAAGGCTCGGAAACACAGTAGGAATATCGCCATATCTATCTGCTTTATTTTTTGTATTAGCATAACCTCGTATAACAACCAAACCATTCTCTTCTGCTATTTTTAAATCAGATATATCAAAAGTTTTTACAAAAGGATTTTCTTTACTGCCTAAAATTTTTATTCCTTCTTTCATAATAGCTCCATTAAATAATTTAGAATTTTTTAAAACCCATTCCCTTGCTTTTTCTATTGTCCATTTATCTTTATCAAATAAATATTTTTGAACCACCATTGAACCTTCCTGACCTTCAGGTGGATTAATTAATTTACCGACAACTGCCTTTATTCCTTCCTGAGTAGATATATCAATTGTTCTAAATGAACTTTGTATAAATAATTTTGGGTCTCTAATACGATAGTGTATATAGTCCCCTATGATTTCTGGCTCTGGCTTGTTATCTTTAGAATTATTCATAAATTTTTAACAAAGACAATATTATATAAAATTATTTAATTGTTGTCAAGTATTTTTTTTCACAACAGGGAATATAGTGCATCTACAATTAATAGAATCACCGGGCAAACTCATATCCCCAGGGGCTTGTCCTGTCGCTCCAGTTGATAGAACAAAATCCTCATCAATAGGGATTGCTCCATGTATCCCATATCTATGTCCTGCCTCTGCATGTGCCTCACGCGTAACCTCGTCATAAGCAGGCAACCATCCTTTGAGCTCAACCATTTCATTTTCTCTGTATGCTTCAATTGAGCCAGCATTCAAAGATGATATAACTTCAGTCTGTGCTATACGAAGCGTTCTATAATCCCGCTCCATATCAAAGACTTCAGCAACTCGTTTAGATATAACCTCTATACCTGAACCGAGAGCTATTTCTTCATCAATAACTTTCTGTAATTTTTTTCTTGTAGTGTTATTTATATTTTGAGCCCATTGAAAACATTTAAGTTTTATCCAGTCCTCTATCCTTGACTTTGATTTTTCTTGCATAACAGGAGCATCTTTTTTAGTCCATTCTTTAAGCAATAAATTCTCTGAATCTCTGCCTTCATAAATTGATTTGCGTATATGAGGTGTCATAACTTTTTCAAGTTCTTCATCCATCTCTCTGTCTGATATACCAATATCCATTAGATTAGGTATTTGTCCTGTATATTTAGAAAGTGCTTTTAATATTTTATCTCTTTGATTATCAAAATACTTTCTAACATCTTTTTGCATCGGCTTACTTAAATTATTTGCTAATATAATAAAGCGATGATGTTTTGATTTGAGCATAGCCCTTGATGGAGTGATATTTGCTTTATATCCTTCATCAAATTCTTTCATCATCTTTTCATAATTAAAGTTAACAGAATTAGAATTATTTCCTTCAGGCATTGAGCCAGAAGGATAAACAGACACAGGAATATAAGACACATCAGTAATGCCTTTTACTTTTGAGAAAGGCAAGTCATAGGCATCTATAAGCGTGTCCATAGGTATGCCCATTTGCCAATATCTATTTATATAGTTAGATCGTTTTTCCTCATCAGCCCTTAAAGCCTTTATCTCTGATTCAACTATATCAAAATAAATTTTGCCTGTTTTATCAAACAGAGGAACATAAAACTCATTTAATATCTGACATATCTTTTCAGCTTTTGGCAATATCGTAGATCGCCAATATATCTTTTCTTGCTCCTCTGAATTTGCATAATTTGCGTATTCAAATATCCCGACCATAGCAGGAGGAACGCCAAACACTGCACATATATCTTCCCTGCTCATTTTAGTTTGTAAAACGAAATCCATATCTTTTTGTGAAACGCCAAGCATTTCAACTTTTGCTCCTTTTTCAATGAATACAACGCCATGAGAATTTTTATTTCCTTTATATTGCTGATTCCAATTTTCACGCATACGATTGCGTTGCTGTTGTGAGAGAGGATTAGGTGCAACAATAGCAATATCAGGACGAGCAGAATTTTTAAGAAAATTAAGATTCCATTTGCTACCTGCATTATGTGTTTCTACTCCAATGCGTGCTGCAGCAAGAGGTGCAAGTCCATAGTGATAATCAAGAGGATTAAAGTTTTTAAAATGTATTATTTCCTCTGGCTTAAATATTATAGATTTTCCATTAACCAAATACTCATAACCTTTTATAAATTCGTTTGGATTATCAGATTTCAAAATCTTTACATATGAAGGAATCAAAGGCCAGATCATAGTTGGAATACCTTTTGAATTATTAACTTCTAATTTCCAGTAAGCATTCCCAGTAAGCTCAAGACCGCCCTGTGTCCATTCAAGTAAATCAGACATTGTCATCTGATTATTAACTTTGTAAAGCAAATCAAGAGCAGGATGCTCATATATAGTTTCATCTTTTTCATTGTAGAGAGCGATAGGAACAGAACTTATATCTTGTATAATTCTATGAACACAATTAAAAACCCATATGCTATCAGCATAAGCCTTTAAATAAGAATCATAAGAATTTTGAGAGGGAGAAGGCAATTCATCATCAAGCTCAAATAATTCTGAATAGGTAGGACTTAAAAAAGATTTTTCTTTTGATGTGAATATATTTTTAATATTTTTAGCACTTCTGATTATTTTTTCAAACATTTGAATATTATAGTAAAACAAAAATATTTTGTCAAGAACTATTTTTTATTTTAGTTTGGATTAGTTTATATAACTTGCTCCGCCATTCTCTGATGCTGAACAAGCAAGAGCACAAGACCAAAAAGCATCGCCGTGTCCTTCATGAGTTTCAGGAGCATGCAAATCATTATCAACTGATAATATTTGATTTTTCTGACGAATATCAGGCAAAAGGATTATAGTCGGTTCTGGCTTTGCTCTCACTCTGCTTTCAAATAATGCAGCTATTTCGTTTTTACTTTTAGATGTAAAGACAACAGGCTCCATACATTCAGGCAAAGCTCCCTTTTCAAAATAGCTTTCAAATTCACTTCTTGAATTATCATATTGTAAACAAGTGATAGGTATATTATTACAAAGCTCTGTAAGATATTCAATCTGTTCTGAATAGTCCCAACCATCCATCCATTTAGAAAATATTTGAATAAGTTTATTTTTCTTACTCTTAAATAAAACTAAATGGCTCGGATGTCTTTTCTTACCAATATCAAAACCACCGTATATCTCTTCATCATCAGCTATCTCAAAAGTATCAGGGTCTATTTCTTTTAAATCATAATCAATAACATCATTTAATTCTGCGTGTGTGAAATAACCCTCCTCACCACGAACAGGCATACATAGATACTCTTTATTAAAAGCCTTCTCGCTTGAGATGTCAGCCTTTATTCGTTCCAATTCTTCAAGAGGAAATTTTTCAGGCCACAATGATTTTTTTATTCCATTCTCTACATAGATTGCTGGCTCTGTCTTACAATAGAACCCTGGCCTCTTTTTATTTTGATTAAACAAATCTGTAGGGTCTTGGCTCGTTCCCCAGCAGTGTAAAAAACCACCCTGTTTAGGCATTGACATAATCTCTTCCTCAAATATCCTTGAAATCTCTTTCATTTCTTCAAGATTAATTTTTCTTTGTGTAGCATCTTTTAAAATATCATCACATATCACACCGTCAGGGTGCATACCTCTCTTTGCTCCTCTAACTCCAAATGGGATGATGCGAAGTGTTATATCTGTCTTTGGCCATCTACAATATATCACACTATCGGCAGGGCTTAACCATTCAATATTTTTTAGTTCAGTTATCTGAAGCATATAATCTTTTATTTTCCTTGTATGATAGACTGCTAAATCTTGCTTGTAAGAAAAATATAATATTTCATATGATTTTACTTTTCTAAAAAAAAGCCAGATACAAAAGGCATGTAATACCTCTGATTTGCCATGCAAGCGGGCTGATTCTTTTGAAGTGAAATTATAATGTTGTAATTCATCACACCATCTATAAATATGTTGTCCAGATAAGAAAACATCATTATTTTTTATTATTGCTTCTGACCAGATATGATTATAGAAATATTTAAATTCAGTAGTGGCTATGTTTTTTACTAATTGATTCTTGTATCTTTTTAATCTCTTCAATCTCTCTATCAATTGATTTGTTGATTTCATTGATGTCATCAGATAAATCCTCATTTGATACATCAAGCTCGCCAGATAATTCTAACTTTTGTTTAATAGCAAATTCATCTGGACGCTTGCGTTCTAAATATTTGAATGCTAACTCCGCATTACCTTCGTTAATTGCTTTATGTAAAGTATTCCTCGCATTTAATACGGGTTTCTCTAATAGCATTTCTTTCCGTTCGGATATTTTGGGATTTCTTTTTAAAAAATCGGATAATGCAGCCTTTGAAATACCTGCAAAATAAGCTGCTTCTGCATCACTACACCCCAAAGCCCAAGCCGTCTCTAATTTCTGAATTGTAATTTTATAATCTTTTCCATCAAATTGTTTTCGACCCATAGCAATAGTATAATCAATTATTTATTGTTTGTCAAGTTTTTTCTATAAATTAATTTATTAGTGTGAAAACTATTTTTTCAAAAATACCAGTATAATTTGGATAGAGATTATCATAAACCTCCTTCATTTCAGGAGGGATTAAAAATTGTGTCTTATCAATTATTTTTACTTTGGCGAAAGGTGGACGTGGTCCTACTGTTAAAGTAATAATTTCTCCTATATTAGGATTTCTGTTACTTTTTTTACGAATAGTATAATTTTTTTCACCTGACAATATTGGTTTAACATATTTCTCTTTGAACCATAAAGATTTCATTTTCTACCTCCTATATATCTAAATGAAGCCGTAAGTCTCCTAAAAGATGAAATTTTTTTATGCATAATATTATTAGGAGTACAATGTCCTAATCTCCTTAATTGCCATTTAGGACTTCTTGAACGATGAAAAATCATAGCAGGATGAGATGTTGTAGATATAAAAATAAATCCTTTTTTAGTTAAATAATTACCTAACCATTCTGATAATATATTGCCTATTCCAAGCCCCTGATAATCTGGTAAAACTACTGTTCTATGTTCTCTTTTATACTTCATACTTGAAGAATGAGGAAAATGAATATAACTGGTAAAAGCAACTGGTTTATTTTCCCAATAAGCAACAAAACATTGTGCTTGATCCGCTATATCAGCACTTAAATAATGATTTCCTCTAAAAATTTTCCACATACTTCTATCTGTTTTATAGATTTTGAGTTTAATTTTGGGGCGTCCTTGAAGAGACCTCCAATTAAATTCATTTTTTGTAACATCATAAATCCAATCAGGTTGTAACCATTCAATAATATCATAATGACAAGATAATAAAACTATTTTTTTATCTGGAAAATTTTTACGAAAAACTTTTTGAAGACAATGAGATACTGTTTTTGCAACATCTCTATCTATAACAGAAGTAAATTCATCTATTACTATATTCTTATATTCGCTTAATATAACTCGCACCAAATCTACCCTAAATTTTTGTCCATTTGAAAGTGTATGCCAAGATTTAAGCCACGCTACTGGAGAACTTAAACCAATATTATTTAATACTTCTATAATTTTTTTTATTGGAATATCTTTATTAAAATCATTTAAAAAAGAATCATCTTTTTTCCATTTAAATCCTGTTATCATTTTAAAATCTTTAAAAATCTCAGAAGCAATAACTGTTTTACCTGAACCTGAATTACCAACAATTAATCCTATATTCCATTTTTTATTTTCTAATGGCAATGAAACATCCCATTCGTGTTTTACTTCAGTCATATTAGGAATATCAAATATTCCAATTACACTATCAACTCTATAACTCTTTTTCACTGGAGTGGTTCTTACAATGTGATAATTCGGCATTTTTTCCCCTTTTTTGTAAATTCTTCATATATTTCTCTTTGCTCATTTTCATCTTCACAAGTAATAACAACTTCAAAAATAGATATTAACTCTGGTATTTTAATATTTGGTGTATTAACATCTATATCAAAGCCAACTTCTACAAGCATTTCTTTTGAAAATTTAGAATTAAGTATTTCCATATCCCAATCTCCGACATTCTTATTTGAACGAAGATTATACTCTTTCAATTCATTTTCAGTTAACTTTCTGCTTGGAACTCTGACATCAATATATTCATCACCTCTGCCTAAAGCCTGCATTATCTTTAATCTTTGATGACCTGCGATTATTGTATTGTCAGTATTGATTGCGGGTATTTCAGCAAGATTAAATTTTTCAAGACTTTTAGTCAACTGTTTTTCTTGCTCGGGTGTGATTTTGCGAGGATTATGTTGGTAAGGTATCAAATCTGATATCTTCCTTTTTTCTGTTTTCCAGAATAAACTTTTATTTTTTTTCATATTAATTTTATCCTATCTTTTATTTTATCATTTTTTAATAGAGTTTCAAAAACATCATTTGTTATCATAAAAAACATTAAAGAAATATGCTTGCCATAATTTATCAAATAACATTCACGGCAAGGATAAACATATTTTTTATTTATAATCAATTCTGCCTTTTCATTATCTAATAAAAACTTCTCTATTTGTTCTATACCAGTTAAATTAATCATATATTACTTCTTTATACTTTTATACCAATCAAACAATTTTTTATTTAACTTGATGATATAGTAATGATTATTTTTACGAGGGTCTTCATAGTCTATCATACCTATTTCCCTCATATTTCTCAAATACCTGCTAACAGATAGACATCCATCACCATTAGGTATTATATCCCTCTCAACCCCTTTTGTATGGATCATAAGCATATTATTTTTACTCCTATGCTGGATGAGAAACTTAACTATACTTTTTTCTATCTCTGTTTTTTCTGTGAATGAAAACATATTAATCCTCCTTTTTATTTACAATCTTTTCATATATAGATTGTAATTTATTTAACCAAAAATTTATGACAGGAATTAATTCATTTCCAATTGCTTCTTTTAAATCACATAATTTATTATTAAAATCTTCCAATTTACCGATTTCATTTTCTTTTTTCATTTTTCCTCCTTTTATAAGCAATTGTTTTATTATATACTAATGTGTAATATTCAGTTCCATCTGATTTACATCCTTTGCATTTAAAATTGCATTCAAGAATATTACCCTCAATTGTCATAGAATAAAACGATATTTTTCTACCACATACAGGACAAGTGCCATTTATTTTTCCTATATATTCTTTCATTATATTGTTTCTCCAGTGTTAATCAAACTTCTGCCACAAATCAGTAATAAAGTGCTTTAGCAATTTCCTTTGCAATTTCTACTGCTTTTTTATAAACACTACTCCCTTCTCTTGCTTTATAATCTTTATAAGGAAATTCTGACCATGCAATATATTCATAATTATCATGCGGAAATAATTTTACAATTTTTGCATTTTTATCAATGAATATTTCATATTTATGTCCATTAATTATAATATTTCTTTTTTCACCTGCTATTATCTTTCTTAATATTTCTTTTTTCATCTTTCCTCCTTATTTTTTATCAACTAACAATTTAAACAAACAGATTATAACTATCATTCCTAAAAAAATATTTAAGTATATAATCATATATTTTACTTATTTATCCTTCTATCTTTACCTTCAATTTTTACAAGCTTACATATTCCTGCTATCCTGCTTGCTATTCTATCATCGTAAACCTTTGCCAATTCTGATATAGATAAATTTGAGTTAATAATCAGTGCCTCTGGATTATATAGTGTTCTTTTATCAAGCACTTCATAAACGACAGAATATGAAAACTCGGTCAATTTCTCAACGCCTATATCATCAATAATCAAATGTCTTTGATTGACAATTTTATTTATATATTCATATTCATCAAGAGCTGTTTTACAAGCCCTGACATCTCTGACTATGTCAGATACTTTTTTATATAAGAAATTTCCGAAATGCTTGCCGATGGCAATAGATGTGTATGTTTTACCTACGCCTATGCCACCATAGATATACAAACCAAATTTCGGATAACCAGAACATTGTGCAATTATTTTTTTAGGTATGTTTTTATAATCAGCATTATTTATCAAATTTAGCATATTTCTCCTCTATTTCTTTATCTGTCATTTTTATCATATTAGGCAATTTCTTTTTGCCATTGCCAAGATTTATATATCGCCCCTCTAAAACTTTTGGCATATTGGTAGGCCTGATAAGCCATTCAAAATCAGCCCGCCACCCGTGATCGTTCTCACCAAGAAGAAAAGGCATATTTTTAACATCATTAAAATATTTCTCCCACCATTCAAGATTATTCCTTTCCTCCTTGTTTTCGTTTATCCTTGCCTTAAGACAACTTTTTCGTTGCTTATTAAATATTTTACATTCGGATAGATAACTACCTAAAATATTATTATAACTATTTTTAATGTCTTCCAATAACTTATCTATATCATTTAAATTTTGTGATTGTTGTTTTATTGGTTCTGTTGGTTCAGGTTGAGGTTGAGTTTCAATTTCATTTTTTATCTCTCCCTCTTTGGGGGGTAGGGGGGTATAATCTTTTATATTATTATCATTTATCTTATTATCCTTTATTAGATGGGTCATATTTGATACTTCTGAATGGTCATTTTTGATACTTCTGAAGGAACATTTTTGATACTTCTGAAGGTTCATATTTGTTAGTTCTGAATTATATTTTTGATAGTTTGTTTTTTCTGTTAAAATTATAAATCTTATTTTACCACCGCCATTTTTTATTATTGTTTTAGTTTCTATGAAACCATTTTCTTTTAATTCTTTCAGGGCTCTTTTAATTCTAATTTCATTGACATTGAACATCTTGCATAAATGTTCTGTGCTAAAATAGAATTTATCTGATTTATAACTTATAACAAAAGCCAATATTTTAAGTGCAGTTCCTGATAGGTCTTCCTGATATAGCCAATCAGGTATAACAAGAAATCTTAACTTAAATAAAGTTTCTTGGCTTTCTTTCAATAATTCTAACTCTTGCTTATTTATCTTTACCTCATTATTTATATTTTCGTTTTCCATTTAGTCCTCCTATTACTTAACTATATCATATGTTTTTTTAAATGTTTTTTCTTTACAGATATATTTTTCACCATCAACACCAAACATTAAATAGTCACCTTTTTTACCACGCCTAACACCTTTCTTTGTTTTTACAATAAATCCTTCAGGAAAATTAAGTTGTAAGGCATGTATTATCACAGGTTTTTTTCTGCATTTAACAATCCCTTCAAAATTTTCAAGTGTAATCTTATTTGCATTGAATGGTTTCATATTTCCTCCTATTTATTTTATATTTCTATCTCAACTTTTCTTTCTTTATTCCACGCAGCATCCATATAAAGACACTTTATTTGATTAATTAGCTTATCTATAGCATCTTCATTATCCACAAAAAACTTTCCAGATGATGACATACCCTCCATTACTTTCAAATTATACACCAACTGATCAGACCTATTCTCATAACTACTTTTTATAAATATCTTAGATGTATAAGTTGTATCATTTTCAAGTACCTCAATTATTACCATTCTTTTTCCATTTTCATCGACTTTTTGTTTTACATCCAATATTACTTTCATAAATCCTCCTATAAACAAATTGGTGGAGGGAGGATGTAGATGCGAACGAGGACTACATCCCCCCTTAAATTCATTTATCTGTTTTATATGATTGTGTTCGCATACTGAAATCATACTAAATTATTTTTATAGTTGTCAAGTTGTAAGAGGCAGATGCTGTATGTGTTGCCTTCGGTAGGAAACATCTGCCCCTAAAATTATTCTATATAACTTATTTTTTTATCACCGCCACATAGAGGACATATCCTATCTATATCGTCCTCTACTATTTCGCCATTCTCATCAAGAAATGGCTTCATTAAATTATCATCAGGAACATATTCAATATCATAATTATTAATTTCACTTAATTTTTTATACAATTCATTTCCTGTCACATTTCCATATCCATCACAAAGAGGACACTCTTCATTTACTTCATAGAATTGTGTCAAGCGATTACCTCTATCCCAAGTATCTGATTTTGTTTTCATTTGTCCTCCTCTTTTTTATATGGAATATTATAAATTTTACAAAGTTTATGTAATTGTGTTTTTGTTAACTGAATATATTTCACATAATCAAAATCAAAATAATTAAAAAACCCAACTTTAGCATTTCCATTATCATTTAGTATAATGTCAAAATAACTATATTTTAGACCATAATATAGTTCTATAATATAATGTATTTCTTTTTTTAATTGTCCATCATTTTTATTTGCTTTTAATTGCTCTATAATTTTATTTAAAGGAATTTCTGTCATTACTCCTCCTCTTTATATTTTCTCTTTATCTCTTTCGTTGTTGCATATCTTTTTTTATTATACTTATATAATCTTTTTTTTATTTTTTTATTGATTATTCTGTCAATATTCATTGCATTTATCTTCATAATTACTCCTCATTTAGGCAACCAGAATTTCCAGAATGGCCTGCTATAATGCTTGCAAGGTATCATAGCTATATTCATTGTCTCTTTCCTTGCTATATACATCTCAAGACACATTTTAAATGAAGAACAATCTTCGCATTGCCTTTGTTTTAATTTCTTTTCTTTACCATTTCCTATTTTTATTTTAAACATTTTATCCTCCTTAATTAAACTCTTGTTATTGTTTTTTTCTTGGCTATAACGCCCGGTAAAATTTCCCTTTCTTGTTTATAAGCTTTGGCCAATCCATTCAGGAAAGGCATATTAATCTCAACTGCATTTATATCAGCCTTGCCATCAGCAATAGCTTTTATAAGTGTCATTTTGTCAACAATTTCGGCATACCAAGATATAGAAAAAGAGGCTGATCCTGTTGATTTCACTGTTTGAATTATCTGAGGGGCCTGAGTTATAGGCCTTCCTGTTTTTTCAGCCTTCTCTACAGACTTTTGGAACTTCTCATCGGCTTTCTTTTGTAATGCCTCCCTGCGTGCGTTCTCGGCCGTAACAAAAGCCCCAATCTTTTGTCTTAATTCACTTTCAGCACTTTTAAGAGGATCAATCATTTCATCCCTCAATCCTCTTATCTCATCGTAGGCTTCTTTTGCCTTTTTAACAGCAGGGTTTACCTTCTCCTCTATTTTTGTTCTCATTGATTTTATAGCAGAAAGGAATGATGTCGCCCTTTCTGTGTCCTTCTCTGACTTTATAATTATTGATTTTGCCTCAATAATTATATTCTTGCTTTCATTTGTTAGTTCATTTTTTATTTCACTTGTTATTATTTCGTTTTCCATTTTATTCCTCCTATTAGTTTTTATTCTATTTCTGACAATTCTTCTTTTTGCTTTCTATAACCGTTGTTTATTTTAATCGTATGAGAAGCCAGCAAAGTTATAAATTCGTAAAAATCTCTTTTGCCTTCGTGCTTGACAAATAAGTATTCGTAAGGTGTAAGATATAACACATATCTTTCCTGCTCTCCACATTCGTGCCTAAAGAGATATTCATATGCGGCAGTTTGCCACTTATGCCATATCTCTTGTTTTAATATATTACAAGTTTTTAAATCAATTAAGGCAGGGATATTATTTACAAGAGCCAACTTGTCAGCTCTTCCTGCATATAAATATTTTGGACTATATCTCATAGTCTCATTTTGTAAAATTTTCACGGATGGGTTTTCTTTTAAAAATAAAATATATTGATTATAAAATGGTATCAAAACAGGGTCAAGCGATTCAACTTTAAGCCTGCCCTCATCGTGCCACTGACATGCCTGATGCACATATTCACCCCGCTTTGCTGCAACCTGCGATGAGAAATTATAAAGATTTAATTCTGCTTTGATGATTTCTGTGACGCTCGGTATGATTATACCTTCAGGCGTCATATAAATATGCCCCTTCACTTCAAAACAGGGTTCGTAAATTCTTTTTTTTCTTTTCATTATTTGCCTTCCCTTCTTTTAAAAGGGCAGACCCATTTAAGAGCCTGCCCCTTTTAGTCTGTTATCTTATTCAGCAGGCTCAATATTAACCACATAATGATATTCGTTATCTTTATATAGTTCTGTTCTATATGTTATCTTGCAAGGATAACCAACCGCTGATTCGCAATTACTGACTAATCCCTCATCCTTTACATTGACGAGGAAGAAGTCATCATTAATTTTAAGAGCCCTTGTTTTTTTACCTTGTTTTAAAGATAAAAACTCATCAGGCACTCCGATGATTTCCTTTAATTCATTTTCTTGTTCTGGTCTTTTTATTTCTTGTTTTTCTTTTTTATCTTCCTGCTTGTTTTCTTTTTCTTCATTTGTTTGAGGTGCTTTAATATCATCAGCATTGACATTGATTATTTTGCTTTTATCAATATCAACCATATTGTCTGGAAGTTCGTCAGCAGTGTAAGGCATACCTGAAAACTCGTCAGGAAAGGCCATCCTGAAACCCTGAGCGATGGCTACTTTTTTTAACATCGTTTTAGGCTTATTCATCCACATTGAATTTCCCTGATTATATTCAGAGAACTCTACCTCGTGGACAAGAGGCTTATCCCAATCCTTTCTATAGATAGTAACCACTGCAGTTAAGCCTTTATTTTTTATATCTCCATTTGTGGTTACTTCCCAACCAGCGAGCTTACCTGTCCTTTCAGCTCTTTTGAGATACACCTCATATCCTGTTATGATTGACAACTTCCTTCCGTTCTTTGTTTCATAAGGTATACAATAGATTTCCCTTTTGAAAGGGTTTAATTGGAAGGCAACCGCAACCTCAACGAATTGCGTTATCTCATTGTCTTTAAGAGTATTAGATAAACCAAAACTCTTAAGATAAGAGATAACTTTTTCAGAAGTTATCATCTCAGTTTGTTTTTTTTCTGTCAATTCCCTATTTTCATTATTCATTCTTCCTCCTTTATTTTATTTTTTCTAATAATCCCAGTTCATAAGGGATTAACTTTATCTCATCAGTAGACAAGACTTTACCTTCAGGAAGTCTTGTAAGCACCCTGAAAACAAGAGCTTTATCCTCTGTTTCCATCTTTACCTGTAATCTATTCGTTGGGATTTTAATTTCCAATAAACAGCTCATAAATTCAGCAGTAGCCTGATGACCAACTGCTGAAGTAAACTCCCCCTTAAGGAGCTCTTTAGCCCCTTCAAGAGAAATTTTATTGAACTTATATTCACCCCAGTCTGTTAAAACTGGAGTATTAAGAACATACAACTTCATTTTTCCTCCTGACTTTGTTTTACTTTTTGTAATGTCTTTATGGCCTTTTCTCTGTCATAAAAACAAACAGATCGCCCGTTTATGATTTTTATGTGACGGGGAATCTGCGAACCTTTCAGAATGTATATTATTTTTGCATATGACATTTTGAAAAGTTTTGCCAATTCTCTATTTGTAATTTCCTTTTTATTTTTTATCTTTTCCATATTAACATATATTAACATATTTTAATTTAGTTTGTCAAGTGCCTTTTGATACTTTATACCTTTTTAAAATAAAAATCGCACCAGCCACCTGTTAACATATATTAAAAATCAAATGGCTGGTATGTTGTCATCATTACTTTTTTTTAATTATATTTAACTTTCTTTTTGTTAGTCCAAGTTTTTTAGCCCAATAATGAATTACACGAGTGCTTACTCCTAACTTTTTAGCCAACTCAACCTCACTTGTTGAGTTGAATAATTTAATGAACTCTTTGTCGCTTATCGTTTTCATTTGTCCTCCTGATTATATCAATCCTTTGTTTTTAAAACTATAATATTTAAAACACTTACCAATAATCAAATGGTCAATAATATTAATATCTATTATTTTACCTGATTTTACTAACTTTTGTGTTATAATTAAATCATCTTCCGATGGTTCTACATCGCCTGATGGATGATTGTGGCATATAAATATACCATATATACCCTTCATAATAGCAAACCTAAAAACTTCACGAGGGGATACTATTGAACTGTTAATATTTCCTAATGAAACTAATTCAATATATTGTATCATTAGTTTTACGTTTACTCCTGCCACCCAAAAGTGTTCTTTATTTTTATCAATTATGTTATCTTTATTTAAAATAGCATAAAATACTGATGCCAACTCATCCATCCCAATAATCTTTGTTTTTTTAGATTTTATAAGCATATATCCTCCTTTTTATCCTCATCATCATCATATGAAAACTTTTTCATCTCCCATTCCTTATCCAGATAGACAATATCTATCTTTAGATTTTCGTCTATCTTTTGCAAAAATAAATCATTGCCTGGCCTATCCACATATTCCAAAAGATGGAGGGCTGAATTACCCCTTTTGTATATTTTTTTGCTAAACAGGATTGGATAAATATCCATTGCAGGCAATTCAATATCTTCATTTAGCACGCCTGCCATAGAGATGTGGAGTTGGCCACCTCTACAAATTTGCATCGTTTTGCTATCCTTTAAATACTCAACCCAATAATCCTTACATCCCGAACTACCAGTTTTAACCCTTACTCTGTAAGGGCTAACTCTTTTAAGGTGCATTTCCTTAAAAGAGATCTTTTCAGTATCTTCTATTTTTCTTAAGAGAGTATAAAGCATACTCTCTTCAAGAAATTTACCTGCTATCCTCTGGATGGTTAACCTCCCAAAGTAATCTATATTAAAATAATAACGCCCCCAATTTTTAAGGGCGTCATTATATTTTACAATGATATGCTTTACATATTTATCATTGTAATTAGAAGTTTCAACATTTTCATTTGTTTCATTTGTTTCAGAGGTTTCTATTACCTCTGTGTTTTCTGTATTTTCAGTGTTTTGTTTTTGATTTCTTACTATCATATCATCCTCCTATTTAATTTGCTCTTGCTCGGACTTGCCACCGTGCTTGTGCATTACGCCCCGCCCCCATAAAGCGGGGTGGCTCTGCCCTCCTTATTTACTGCAAATTTCTTCATCACCATCAAAACCTACGATTCTTATACAACTCGCAGGTAATTCCCAGCCACCTTTTACATATTTTCTCAAGTCTATCCCTGTTACATCCCACGCAGAACATTCAATCAGCCCATTCTCAAACATCTTTTTTAGCTTTCTCCTACTCCTTATTATTTCAACTCCGTCATTATTTATCAAGAACTTTCTCTGTATCTTCTTCATATCATCCTCTTTTTATCTCCGCCTGCCGTTTTTTTTAAAAATCGGTCAGGGCTTACGAGATTTTTTCTTTTCTTTTTGCCTTATCTTTTTTGCTTTGCTTTTAAGAGAACTCTTTTTCCTTATACTTATATTATAGCAGACTATTGTTATTTTGTCAAGTCTTTTTTTTTATATTTTGTTTTTTCGTATTGACTTAAATCAATATGACATTTATCAATATAAATAAAATAAACCATTGACAAACAAATAAAAATTATTTCACTTTTTTACTTTATTATTTTTGATTTTTGATATGATTAACTAACTAAAATATTTTTCTATTTCAGAAATGGCTTCCTGTGCTCCATGACAGACTACTGCTTTATATCCGTTTTCATTTAATTTTTTCAGGAAGGCTTTTTGATTTTCAGATACAACTCCACCATGAGTTTTTTTCATCTCAATAAAAAGACCGTGATATTTTTTTCTTGCTTCAAATATCATCAGATCAGGTGTGCCTGCAGTGTAGCCCATTCTTTTCACACGAATAGCCTTCATCATAGATAATCTTTCGCCTGATGCTCCTGCAGTAGTGAACAAAATATCAGGTTTAAATTTGCGTAAATAATTGACTACGATTATTTGATTTTGTTCTTCCTCGTATCTCATATAAATCACCACCCCAACCTATGTTTAATATAAATTATAACAGCCTGCAGTGTTAAAGTAATCCCTGATGATACTATCATAGATGTTTTAGTATTTTCTTTTTTAATTGCTCTAATCTCTTCTAATATTCCTACCTTACCATTTCCATAGACACATTTTTCTAATGTTTTTATCCTATTCAAAGCACCAATGTTTTCATCTTTTAATAATATCACAATCTCATCCATCTTTTTACCTATATCCTCAACCTTTTTCTCTAATAGTTCAGTATTCATATTAATTTTCATTAAACATCTTATTTAATATATCTATTACATCATCCAAATCCTCATATCTTCCACTTTCAGAATTAAAGTTATCATAAAGAATATATAAGTCATAATATTCTTTATCATCATAACTATTTTTTGTTTTGTAAAATCTCAACTCACGAATATTTTTTAATTTATCTTTACTCATCTAACATCTCCTTAATAAATCTGCCTTTATGCTTTATCCTATCCTTTTTACTCATAATAATATTTGTGGCAGGATTCACCTTCCAATATCTTCTAACTTTTATATTTGTCTTTATCTTTTTATTATTCATAAATTTATAGGCACAAGTATAAATTATATACTTATGCCTTTTCTTCTATATCTATATTATAGCAGATTACTATTTATTTTCAATGTTAGTTTTATTTAGTTTATCATTTATAATCTGCTCAACCTTCGCAAAGAACTCATCATCTTTTGTTGACTTTGTGGCTTTAACAATAGCCCTTGCCAGCGTATATACACCTGCAAGTATGCCTGTTATGATAGCAACAGTCTGCGGTGGTATCATACCACTCAATGCCTGCCATAATACAATACCTATGCTTAACGCAGTTAACCAGAACTCACTCGTTTTTACTCCTGATTTTTCCATATTATTAACCTCCTTCTTAACTTTTAGAAATGTTCTAAATAAATTATATATTTGTTTTATACTCATAATATCATCTCCTTTTAAATAAATCAATTTCAAATCGTGGGGCATTTCCTTTTAGCCACCCAACCTGAAACCATCTTTTAAATAGATAAAATTCTAAGTAGTATCTATTGCCATTTGTGTATTCTCTCAATTCCCATCTATATCCTTTCTTATCTTTACATAATGTAGCAAAATCTTGCTTACCGCCCGATTTTATTATTTTTATAAATTTACCTAAATTATAAGCAGAATAATTATTCCAATTGACCATCGCATTGCGTATAGCGTTGAAATAATAACTTAATATAAACTCATTATGCCATTTCCAAATCCAAGAGGGATAATAACCTTCCTTGTTAGCATACTCAACCCCATATGTCATAAGCTCGCTATCATTCAAAAAGAAATATAATGGCTTAAATTTTGGCTCATATAAATATCCTTCCCATAATATCTTATTGTAGTTCCTTAATTTATGCCTAAATAAATAAGCAATAGGATATATGAGAGGAGCTAATATGTCCTTTATGAGAGAAAACAATATATACCCTATAAATATTAGTTTTTCTTTCACGATACTTCTCCTAAATCAAATATCTCTGGCATCTCGCCAAACGCCCAATTTAGCCCCATCACAGCATTTTCCTTGCCTATATTACAAACTAATGGCACATAACAATTCCATTTACCTGTATAAACTTTTGACCTGCTGGGATAGATTACAGCGATATGACCATGCCCATCAATATTCTTTTGTGATGCTACAAATATTTTAGGCACATAAAAATCAGCATGTATATCAACCTTCGGATACTTTGCTTTTAACACATCATACATCTCATTTGCCATCATCATCCTACCAAGTTGTTTATTCCAAAAATCTGATTGTTTACCTAATTCATTAAGTATCATATACACACCCACATTACAATATGTTATACTATTTGCTCCATTCATATCCTTTTTGAATAGGTTAGCGTCTGCCAAAGTCTTGTGGCATGCTAACAATATTTTTTGTAGTTTTAAGTCGTTGTTTTCAATAGCCATTTATTGTCTCTTCTCTAATGTTTCAATAATGTAATAAGACGTTCATTATCTATTATGTCGTATACTTCTTTGAATGAAAAAGTATGCCCAGTTGCCAAGAATAAACATATGTTTTTCTTATTATTATTTTTCTGCATTGATACCTCCTAATGTATTATTTCTCTTATTATCCTCATACTCATCTTCGTAAGAAATTCTATATCCATTAACACATTACTTCTTATGCTATGTCTTGCAGTATAAGCAAAAGGATAAAGCAAGGCGGATATTGTTCTTTTAATTGGCTCAATTACCAAAAATAAAATAATCATATATTATAACTCCTTTCGCCAATCAAATTTATACTTGCTTTTGTCTTTTTTGCTTTTAATAATTCTTATGTATGTTTTTATAGCGTCTTTTTTTCTTATTTTAATTTTCATAGTTTATTAGTTAAAATATTCTTGTAACCGCAAAATAGCTAAAAATTGGACGAAGCACTAAATTGCTTCCAACAGTATATTTAACAAAAGTTTCTATATAATCATTTACATTAAGACAAGCAGGAACTGCCACGCCAAAAGTAAGCCCGCCATGTGCGTTTGGCCCACTTGTACTCCCTTCTTGATATATGAGACCATTTATATTAAGTGCTAAAAACTTATCTGACACTGTGCCATCCCCACCCTTAAATAAATTAGCATTAACTGTAATTAAATAACACCCGTTTTGCGTAACAATATATTTATCGTTTGTTGTGTCATAATATCCATTTTTGTTAATAATTATGTTATCCCAATCAACCTTATAATAAGTATTATCCGCTGGTAATGTTTGCTCCGAACTCCTTTTAGCAAAAAACACTGCTCCGTTATATGATAAAATTCCATTAGTAGTTATATTTACAATATACCCGTCGCTTGAATTACTATTACTATCAATAGTCAAAGCATACTGCTGGCTTGAATTGGCATTAATTGTTATACTTGAATTAAATACACTGTTATTCTGATATTTATTCTGCCCAGTCCAAGTTTGAGTAGCAGATAACACAGCATCACCGCCACCAGCAGGACTACCCCAAGATACAGTTCCTGAACCATTTGTTTTTAGGAATTGACCATTTGACCCATCAGCGGTTGGTAGTGTATAATTGCCTATTTTTAGATTTGATGTAAACCTACCAT